TTCTCTTCATGGTATTTAGCAAAGTTTTCTTTTGTCCATTTACCTACTGTCATAATCTCTCTCCTTACCAAGATACTATTCTGTTACTGGTGGATTCCATAACTGTCCCTCCTCTCTTCTTAACCATAACAGTCTTGCGTTCTCAATTACACGCTCCTCAGATTCATGGAGTTCAACACACTTATCATACATCTCCTGCTCGGTTAATCCTTCTAGTAATGCCAGAGACTTCTTATCCCCTATGCCATTGATGCCTATGATGTTATCTATCCTATCACCCATAAGTATCTGCCTGTAGAAGAACAGCAGCCCTTCCTCTGGTGTGACATAATACTTCTGTTTCTTAACAAAGTTATAGTGCCATCCCGGTACTTGGTCAAAGTCCTTGTCAACACTACAGATAATACAATCATCTCCTAGTGCTGTAGCATCTATGGCTATGGCATCGTCAGCCTCTTGTCCCTCTGCAACCACAGCACCCCACTCACCCTCTAAGGCTGCTCTGATGAAGTCGATATGGAGTGGTTTTTCTTTGGTGCGGTTGCCCTTGTAAGGGGCTGTGAGGGCTATCTCGTTGCGGTAGTTAGTTCGACCTGTGAGATAGAGGCGGTAGTCTTCAAAGTCAGAAGAGAGGGCTATGATAGTAGAGACATAGCTATGTAAAACATCGAGAATATATGCGGCTGATTTATTCTCATCTTTCTGTGCCGCATACCCTAGTCGATAGCACAGTATGTCTGCATCAATTAATATCATAGTCCCCTCCTCATCTAATAACTAAAGAGCTGCTTCTTCTAGCTCCATAGCTGTGGCTGGGCCGTTATCTGAAGACCCTCCTGTAGATTCATAAGGGATAAGGTCTGTGATAAACAGCTTCATCATCTTAGCTGACCTACCCTTCTTGTTCTTCCAGTCATAGTAGCTAATCATAGCCCGACCTTTAGAACCATTACCTACCTGGAGACCGTTATCTGTGTAAATCTCCTCAATCTTATCACCCGCTGAGTTGAAGGCAACGATAGGATAGTCAGACTTACAAGTAATAAACTTGCCTTTGTCTGGCTGTTTCTCGTTCTCGTTGACATTCAGACCTACACTCTGCAATTTCTCACAGGCAGCGGCTGACAGGTTACACAAGTCCACAGAATACTTATCATTCATATTCTTGTGGTTAAGAAATGCCCAGTAAATATCAGCATTTAGAACTATATTATCCATATTACTTTCCTCTAGGTTGTATTACTACATTATCTATAGTAAGTCCATAGACAGGCTTTGTCAATGGGTTTCTGCCCAGTTTCTGCCTATCTTAAACTCACCATCTAACGGACAGTTAAGGTCTAATACCTTACCTGCTTCTCTGATGGCATACACGGCCTGATAACCTACGGCCTTTGCTGCCCACTCAGGAACTTCTATCTGCCATTCATCGTGTACATTAGCCACGAACTTGTAAGGCAGGTTATGTTTCTTTAGAGCCTCATCCAAGATAACAAGGGCTTGCTTCATAACGATAGCTCCTGCTCCCTGTAGCAGAGTATTAAGGCTTGAGTGCTTAGACCTGACAGTCAAACGCCTACCGTCTAAGCCTTTCAACGTACCAGTTTCAGCGATGTCACTGATGCTCTTCCTTAGTTTCTTTAGAGCTGGTGTGTTATCTAGAAACTCATCAATCAATTCTCTGCCTTTGTCGTAGGAGCCTCCGACTATCTGCCCTATCTTTGCTGGCCCTGCTCCGTAGAGGAAGGCATAGATAAAGGTCTTAGCCTGGTCTCTAGTCTGTAGCCCTGCTGCCTTCTGATTGGCTGTGTGTATATCCCCTGACAATACTTCATAAGTATATTCCTCATCATTCATGTAGTGAGCCAGCATCCTTAGCTCTAGCCCACTAGCATCAGCACCCACTAGCACGTTACCTTCGTCTACAGTCCAGCACTCTCTGCACTCTCTACCAAACGGTACATTAACTGCGGGTACTTGAGCCATGTTCGGGGTGCTGTGCGTCATGCGTCCAGTCACTGTGCCATTAGTCCTTACCCTGCCATGTACCCTGCCTTCTTTGGTAACTAACTTGAGCCATGACTCTACCTGTGACTGCCTCTTCTGTAGCAATAGGTAACGGTTTATTAGGTTACTCTCTGGAGTGTCTATCTCAGCCAGTATCTTCTCATTGATTATGAGCTGACCTTTCTCTGTCTTCTCCTTTAGCTTTATCCCCTTCTGTTGCAGCCTCTTAGCTATCTGCTGCCTTGAGCTTATGTTGAACTCTTCTATTTTATCCTTGAGTTTCTTGCCAGTTTTTATGCTAGTCCTGGGTGTAATGATGGGAGGGAATATCTTATGCAGCTTCTCTGTGATGTCCTTCATCTCCATCATGACATTCACTATGATGTCGTTGGCTTTGTCCACATCTAACTTAAAACCATTAGCTTCTTGCTGTTGCAGGATATACGCTACGTCATGCTCTAGCTTGATGGACTGCTGGCTAAACTTCTTTAGAGATAGCTTCAGCCTTTCATGTAGTTTTGCTGTGAGAGCTACGTCCTGCTTGCAGTAATCTATCATCTCATCACTGAGACCTGCATCGTAGTCATTAAAGTTTATCTTGGGAAAGTTTAGTTCCTCACCCCAGTATTCTAGGCTGTGCTTTTTCTGGTCTGCGTGAGCAAGCCTGGAGAGTAGCAGAGTATCAGTCATCTTCTCTCTAGGTATCCTTACATTCCATACTTTCTCTAGCACACGAGAGTCAAAGTCTGTGATGCCGTGGCCTACGACTTCATCAGCTAAGTCAATAGCTTCCTGTAGACCACACGCATCAGTAAATACAGTAAGAGTACCTTCCTGTTGAGTAACACAGCACCATATCATATCGTGTGCCATGTTGGTCTCGATGTCCAAGTACAGCGTAGTCATAGCTTATCAACTTTAACTCCCGCTGCCTTAAGAAACTCTATGCCATCTGTGCCAGAATAATCGGTTGCATATACAACTCGTCTAATGCCGGACTGATATATGAGCTTAGCGCAGTTAAGACAAGCAGAGTGAGTACAATATAAAGTAGCACCGTCCCCACTTTCTGTACACCTAGCCAGCTTAGCGATAGCATTAGTCTCAGCATGGAGAACTTCTGGTTTAGTTTCATCGTTTGAATCCTCACAGTCATTGTTCCAGCCACTAGGCGTACCGTTGTAGCCTATGCTGATTATCCTACTGTCTTTGACGATGATGCAGCCTACCTTAGCCCTCTTTGCCTTTGATAAATCAGCGTAGGTTAGGGCTACTTTCAGGTGAGCTACATCTTCTTTCGACAGATTACTCATATTCCAAGTCGTTGTCATTTCTAAGTTCCTCCTCGTCTGCTATAGACCTCAAGTCTGGGCGGTCAATAGCTGGTACATCTTCCGCTATATAACTATAGCACTCGTTACACAAGTCAAGATACTCTAGTGACTCCGCTGACTTCCTTGTAGCTTCATAGTCCGTCAATACTCTGTCACAAGCAGAACATCTCATCGTATTTCTTTACCACACCTACAGCAAATAAAGTATTCATCTGGAGTATACATGATATACATATTGTCATGAAAGCCCAGCAAACATTTAATCTTTCCCCACAGCTTTAGCATTGTCTACCTCCTTAACCTCATTCAATCTGCCTGTTATCTGGTCATAGTGAAGGAAGCAAGCTGGCCCAGTTAGTCCACTAAACCTATTCTTCAACACCCTGACCTTTGTTGTGTTGCGCTCCATGACATCATCAGCTTGAGCATTCCTCTCTAATCCTAGCACAATATCACTGAGCTGTGCTATAGCACCTGAGCCTCTGAGCTGTGACAGACTGACGACTGCTCCCTCCTCATGCCCTTTGCTGTCCGGTCTTTTCAGGTGACTGACAGCGAACACGGCACAGCCTGTCTCTTCCACTAGCATACGCAGCTTGGTCATCACCTCATCCAGAGCCTTACGCTCATCACCGTTAGCCTGACTGGAGACTATCATAGTGATGTGGTCTAAGATGATGTACTTACACTCAAGAGCCTTAGCCATGTGACGTATCCTAGCCATGACATTATCGACTCCCAGGCTACCCCAGTGGTCAAAGAAGTGGAACCTACCTGATGCCAT